AACTTGAATTGATCTTCATCTTCCATCCAAGTTAACACACCATCATTGCTATTTGCATTAAATGTAATAGCTACGTCTGTATCTGCACCTGTTCCAAAAGATAAGGTGTTGGAATATAATGTTGTTACTGGTCCACCCTCACCTGTAGTTCCGTCATGTGAGTGACCACTAGATGCATCAAATGCATTAACTAATGCTGTAAATTCATCATTAAGATGTGCGACCTGTATTGTATCACCTGTGCTAGGTGCTGGTGATGTTTGTCTTGTATATGTATTACCCATGTTTTATCTTCTACCTCCCGGTGTAAATCCTAATTGAAATCCTTTAATAATAAATGGTGACTTACCATCTTCGTCTTGTATTTTTATTCCTACCGCAAAACCTGAACCAACAACATGTTGTCTAATAAGTGGCATACCTTTTGTAGTACCATAAACTGCTGTTCCATATTTTCCTGTTCCATAAACTGCTACATCTCCAATATCAGTTAATTCTATTGCAGATGGTTGTGCTGTATCAGGGTCTTCATAATCATATAACATATATAGATCTGCGTTAAGAACCCCTTCTGCTTCGTAATTAAGAATAACTCTTTGCATATTTTTTCTAATTCCTGCATCACCAAGTATCATATCTGGTGATTGATAAACTGCTGTCATATTTGTTCCGTTTGTTCCATCAATATCTTCCGCAAGAGTGTTACCTGTATCTTGTCTGTAAATATAACCACCATCACGTTGTCCGTGCAAAACATATTCATCTCCTGTAATTATTGTGCTAGTACAACATGCAGGACCAAATCCTTTTATTGTGGAAAATGAAAAACCTTCTTTTGTTTGTGTCATTATTATTCCTTCTGAGTTAGCTTCAGTAGCTGATGTACCCGGAAAGAATAATCGATATTGATTTTTTTCTTTTACTACAACAGAAGAAATAGTTGCTCCTTCTGCTACACCTTCAAGTTTAGTTTGTATATTTCTTGATAGACTTCCTAATTCTATATCACCAATTTTTTCAGTAGCAGCAACAGTTCTTAATCCATCGGCTGCTAAGAAAACAAGATTAGAACCAAATTCTTGAACTGAGAATCCATCAACACAGCCTAAATCTTGTGTTATTGGGAATAGCTGAAAATCTGCATTTGATGAACCCAGTAATTGATAAATACTATTTTGACAGAAAATAATAAGTTTTTCTCTAAATGATTTTATCTGTACTATTACATCGGGTATCTGTATTGTTCCTGCTCCATTAGCTGCAGAGAAATCATTTTCACTAAGTAATGCAGTATATGTTAATTCTGCAGTATCTGCAGACATACCTGAAAAAAATACACGACCTCTATGAACTGCTACGTGTGCGGGATTTGCTGGTGCTGTTCCTGCTCCGGAACCTGCAGAGCCATTTAATAAGGCATATGTAGAACCATCATATGTAAATGCGTGATTAACATCATCAACACCTACTACTTTTTCTGTTCCACTAAAATTTAATAAATCAAAATTATATCTACCTGCACTTGATCTTGCTGATGTTATTTCAGTCCACGATGCACTTGTACTTGTTGCAGATGCTTTATGTACACTGGAACCTCGTGCAGCAATAATAGTACTTCCTAATGTTGTAATTCCTAATATGTTTCCTGAACCAGATATAGCATTGGATGTACTTTTTCTAGTTCCGCCTAATCTTCTATATCCACCTTTAATAGATGGTTCAAAATTTTGTAATGTTTTTGCTTCACCCGGATCGTATTCAAAGGTACTTTTATCTAATACTAATCCACCTTTTAGTCTTACGACAAACGGACTTATTTGTGAAGTTACTGCCATTTTTTAACTGTAATTTGCCTTTCTAGGTGATATTTTTCCACCATATTTCTTTGGTTGTACGGGTCTTGTATATTTTAGATCCTTCCCCCACTTTTTAACTGCTTTTTTATATTTTTTTTGACCTTTTTCATTTTCTAATTTATATAATGTATCATCTATTACTTTTTGTGCGTCACTAGCATCATCTTTAAGTTGAGCTGCTTCAAACTGTTTTCGTTGGTTTATTTTTACCTCTATTACTCCTAAATCAACTATACTCATTATACCCCCCTCATATAGTCAGGTTTATTAATAAGGTCTGTTCTCATTTTTTGTAATCCTTTTTCGTACTCTGCTAATGCTATTTGTGCTGCAGTAGGATCTGAACGCATAACATGTGCATAATACTTTGCACGTGCTACAACTAAATCGTGAAATCTTGCAGGCATACCCGGTGTATCTGAATCACTAGATAAATCACTAGGAAATGTCCAATAATCAAAAGATAATGTATAATTATTTTTATCTGGTACTGGTGATACACCAAAATATTCTAATTCAGATGAAACTTTTGGTATTTTGTATATTTTTGATGGTTTACCATAAACATCAGAATTATTAGCTTCATCTGTTGTAGCATATGTATCTTTGTATTCTTCGTATGTTATATATTTTACTTTTTGTGCCCCTATATCTTCTGATATACGAACATAATCTATATCCATATTTGTTGCTGTACTTGGATTATTTAATGTAATATATGTGGTTTGTTTTGTAGCACTAAATGTAGTATCTAGAATTTTACCTGCATTATAATCTGTAACTGTTAATGTTGTGTTTAAATTTTGTGTTCCTTCTGCAGCTGTTCCTACTTGAACTTTTAATGCTTGTCCTGTTCCGTGTGAATCCAAAGCTCTAACTTGTAATCGATATGTTTTATTTACTACAGTTGATATTGTTTGATAAGCTGCGTAATCATTTAGTCGTAATCTACCATTACCACCACTATTATATGCTCCACTTCCTGCACCTGCTATTGTAGTCCAACTACTTATGTCTGATGTAAATTCACCATTTGTTACTAATTCTGTTGGTCGAAGTATTACATTATCATAATCTATTGATACAGAACTGCTAGGATATTTATATTCTCTTTGTCCTGTTTCTGTTGTTTGTGTACCTTCTGCGTGATTAAATGACCATTCTAATTCTGCATTATTAATATCACGTATTGCTTTATCAACGAATCCTTTTACTGCAGTTTGTATACCAGTAGTAGTACCTACTGTAGTAATTACTGGTTCATTTAATTCTCGTAATACATTATTTACTGTTACTAGATAAGTTGCCATTAGTTTTCATCCATATATTCTTGTGCTGTTAAAGTTACTGTAATTTTATCTGCTGTTTCTGCTGTTACTTGTATATAATCACCAGATTCTAATATTAAATTTGGTTCAATAATTGTATAATCTTTTGAGGCTACATCTTTTTGATATATTAGGTTATATGTTACTGATGCACTACTATCTCGCCAAGTTACTGTTGCATATTGTGCGGCTGATGCATCTGCATTTGTAAGCCATATCATAGGAATTAATGCACTGTGATTAGTGGGAACGGTATATATTGTTGTTGCATTTGTATTAGCTAATGCGGCTCCTGCATTTACATTACGAACACCACCTCTAATTACTCCTTCAAACATCAGTTCCTTCTTTTAATATTTCGTAGTTTTTTCCCTTTAATATTTCTGTGTAATCTTTTTGTATACATAGAGTTCCAAATAAACCCCATTTATCTTTGTATTTTTTTGCTACTAAATCTACAAAAGTTGTTTCTGCATAATATTGGCATTCCTGTACATGTTCAAAACTTTTATCAGATTTTACTATTAGTTTATTGTCATCTATACATGTTCCTCCACCAAGTAAGCAGAGTGTTACAAATAAGTAATACATATTATACTCCTTCTATTTTTTTTTCTTGCAACGACAAGCAATCCATTTTGGTGCAAGTCTACACAAGTTGAATAAATATTTACAAAATTTTATTGTTATTTTTTTCATAATGTTCAGTGGAACAATCTGGTCCGCAGTAGACATAGTCATATCTTTGATCTTCGTGGAATTTAGAATTTGACCAATATTGTATCTTTTCTACTTCCTTTCTACAGTTTTCACAGAGAAATTTCATTATTTCTTTTTTTCTAATTCTTTTAATTTGTTTTCTAAAATTTTTAACCGTAATTCATTATCACTAATACTGTTAACACCTCCAAAATTTGTTAAAGGTATTTTTCTTTCTGTGTTAGTTACATTTACAGTTATTTTTTTTCGTATTCCGATGTCTTTTAAAAATCTATCAATGTTATATTTGATATACTCTTTGATTTTTTGAAACATGTTATTTTCCTTTCAAGTCTAAATATCTACAGGGAACTATTTCGCCATTGACTTCTTTTACGCAACACATGCCACATTCTGTACATTCTCCTTCATATTCTTGCATTTTGTGGTTCCAAATAAATGTACATTCACTTAATCCTAATGGTCTCCATTTTCCATCTTCGCATTTATAAGGGTCCCAGAATAATACAATATCTTTTCCTTTATAAGGTCCTTCTTTAATTTTCATTGGCTCCAGTTTTCCGGGAAATGCATCATAATCTAAACGTAAACTATGAGAACAAGCACACCCATCGGGTTGAAACCTTTTTTCTGGGTCGTTATATACTGAACATTTAAACTTCATTATGGTATCAGTTCTAATTTCTTTTTTGGTGGATATTTCTTATGTTCCGCTTCTATAAATTTTTTATCTATCTCTTTATTATTTTTCAGTTCGTTTTCTTTTATCCATATATTCAATGCCCACTTTTCACCCTTTGTTACTGGTGAACCAACATGTCCTGCTCGTATATCATATTCACCATTATCTTTAAAGTTATACCAAATAACTGCTCTTCCTTTTTTTGGTGCAACTGCATATCCTACATATGGAAATGTTGTTAATCCTTCATAATCTTCTACATCATTCAAATACACTAATATTGTACATATTCTATTAAGTGGTGGATTTGAATCGTGATGAAAATCAAATTTTTGTCCTTTTTCATAGTGAACAACTTGCAATTCTTCTAATTGTTCTTTATCATAACCAGAGTATGTACTACATTTCTTTGCTATATTTTGTACTAGTGTTGCATGTTTTGGTAGCGTTGCACTATGTGAAGTTCTTGTTTTAGAAACTGTATATTCTCCTGTTTTTTTATCAACAGTTAAACTCGGTTTTAATTCATCTTTTACTAAATCTACAACTCCTTTAATTTCTTTATCATCTAAGAAATCATCAATAATTCCTAAAAAGGGGTCGTTTGATACTACGTTTATCCCTTCAATTGGAGACTTGTGAAATTTCATAATTACCTCTTGACTAAATTAAAGTCTATGTTAATATATATCTACAGCCTCCATAAGGTCTAGGGGGAATTTTATTTTCCCCCTAGATTCTAGTTATTAGTTTCGGTCAGTTTCGTCAACACCTGAGATGTCGCACATAATTGCCCAAACTCTGATTTTACCAGCAGTATCTTGAGCACCACCCACTAGAAGATCTAGTGTGTCTGCAGAAGATACAGTAAGCATAGCTGTTGCATCAATTGCATCAAACTGTGCATGTCCTGTGCTAGTTGCATCATGTCCATCTACCCAAGCATCTGGGTCTACTCCAGTAACACCTAAATCATAGGTAACTGATGTAGAAGACGCTGTTAATACTTCAAGACCAGCTGCCATAACGCAGGTTTCAGCTGGAATATTTAGCATTTGTACAGTGTCTGCTGGTGAGTTAGTTGGGTCAAAAGCTGACATATCAACTGTATTCTCGACCAAGTAAGGCACTCGCTTAATAGCGGAGTGACCTACTGTTCCGGCATCACCGGTTTTATCGTATGCTGTCATGTTATTCTCCTATAAATTAAGCGTGTCTTAGAACACCTGAATAAAGTGCTCCAGATCTAAGAACTTTACGTCCAAATACGTGTAAGCCTCTCACGATATCTGCAAAACTATCAGTATCACGAACAACTTCAGTTTTTGCGATATGTGAAGCAGTTGCTGAAGAAGACATATGTCCCCCAAGCAAATAGTAATCAGCAGAAGAACCTGATGGTTCTGAAGTATCAGTACCACTTGTACCTGCTTTTGCAAATACATTAGTTTTATATACTGAAAAGCCCCTGATTGGTGCTTGCACGATTTTACCGTTACGTAAAGGTGATTCTTTACTGCTGTCTACAATGGATTGATCCATTAATTTAGATGCAGATTTACCAAGAATCTCATAAAAAGTAGGTGATGCAACAAACCAACGGTTTTCGGCTGGAACATCTCCTTCGTCTAATAATTTAGACAATAAACTCATCTTGTCAGAAACAGTATCACCTGTAGTCATGCTGGCGACTGCTGAACCGGATGTACCTAAGCCACTGTCAGTAGAGGCTCCAGAAATCATTGCTGCAAGAACGTTTGCATCATATTTCTTTTTAAGTGCGTAAGCACCTGAAGATGTTGCAATGCTTTCCCAATTTAAGTGACTATGTCTTTCTTCAATGTCGTCAACTTTAAAAGAAAATGCAAAAGCTTGATCGACAGTTAAAGTAGTTTGTGCGTCAGTTAATGTTTGAGCATTTACAACACTACCTCTGTAGTATGAACTAACTGTAACAGTAGGTTCGTTTATGATATTTACTGTGTCTCCGTAATTCTCTATTTCCCCAGTGTAATCAGTATTGGTAATATCTTCAACCACTGATGCACGTCTGAAGAATTTAAGAACTTTCTGGGAGTAAATAGTAGGTACAAAATTTCCGTTACCTAAATTTTGGTAACCGGAAGCTATTGCGACTGTCATAATTACCTCCTAGTTAGAAAGTTAATAAAAACGTATAATTAACCTGATGATATGCGTCCCTCTTTTGCCGCAAGATCTAGTTCTTTTT